TTATAACAACAAACCTTGATATTTCATCAGCAGGTGCAATCACTACTTCAAGTACAATTAATGCAAAACAAGTAGTAGATACTACTTTTAATGCGGCAGGAGCGGCATCAGCTACTTTAACAGCAGCCCAGTCAGGAACTTTGTTTTTGATTAATGGAGCAGCAGCTAATGTAATTACTTTACCAGCATTGTCTACAGATAACGTAGGAGTTCATTATGACTTTCAACTTACAGTAGCTGTTGGCGGAAGCGTAACAACTACCTTTGTACTTCCAGGTTCAGCTGTATCAAATTTCCAAGCAATGCTTTCTTTGGTTGCGGGAACAGCAGCTAACGCAGTAAGTGATGTAGCAGGAGATACTTTAACTCTACCAAACTCAACAGTTGCAAATGCTAGAGTTTCTATGACTTGTGTTGCAGATGATGGAACAAACTCTACGTGGATGACTACTGCTCTATCAACTCCAATCGCTACAGTATCTTAATAGGGGTAAATTATGGCAGATGCAGTTACAACAACAACCATACAAGATGGTGATAGAATAGCGGTTATACAGCTTACTAACACATCTGATGGTAGTGGTGAAAGTGCAGTTACAAAAATAGATGTTAGTAGCCTAGCTACTAACAGCTCTACTGGACAAACTTGTACAGGCGTTAAGCTTGGCAAAATTGTTTATTCTACCTTTGGAATGAGTGTAAAACTTTTATGGGTTGCAACTACCAATACTATTTGCTGGGATCTTAATTCAGACTATACGACTGATGAAGACTTTACAAGCTTTGGCGGCATACAAAATACTGCTGCATCAGGTGGAAAAACAGGAGATATAGCACTTACTACTACTGGTCATTCAAGCGCAGATTCTTACGTTATAGTTTTAACTTTAATTAAAGAATACGCTTAATTTAAATTGGCAACACCAAGAAAAGGTAAGGCTAAAGTAAAAGTAACAGCTTCTGGTAAAAGAGTTAGCTACGGTCAATCTGGTAAAGCAAAAGGCGGTGGCCCAAGAGTTAAGCCAGGTACATCTAAGGGTGACTCTTATTGCGCAAGAAGTCTTGGTATAAAGAAAAGACTATCTAAAAAGAAACAAAACAATCCTAATACTCCAAACAATCTATCAAGAAAAAGATGGAAATGTGTTGGAGCAAAATCTAAGAGAAAGTAATGGCTACCAAAAAAGATGCTTGTTATAAAAAAGTAAAAGCAAACTCTAAAGTTTGGCCTAGCGCTTATGCTAGCGGTAGATTAGTTCAATGCAGAAAAAAAGGTGCAGCAAACTATGGAAATAAAACTAGAGTTAAAAAATTTGCTGGAGGACCAGTCAAAGGCCAAGGTTGTATAATGAGCAACAGAAAAAGATAATGTCTAAGAAAGAAACACTTAGAGATTGGTTTTCTAAAAATAAAGGAACAGGTTGGGTTGATTGCAAAACAGGTAAGCCTTGCGGCCGCAAGAAAGGCGAGAAAAGAAAAAGTTATCCTGCGTGTAGACCTACAAAAGCTCAATGCACATCAGCAGCCAAAAAGAAAACTAGCTCTAAAAGAATTAGTTGGAAAGACGGCAGAGTAAAAAAAAGTAATGGTGGTTTTATAGCTAAAGGCTGTGGTAAAGTTATGAATAACCGAAGAAAAGTAACTACAATCTCCTAAAGAGGATAAATAATGTTTAAAAGAACTAAAGGCTACGCAATGGGCGGTTCTGTAAAAGGAACTAAATACATGTCTAAAGGTGGTGCAGCTAAAGGAACAAAATATATGTCCAAGGGCGGTGCCGCAAAAGGAACTAAATACATGTCTAAGGGCGGAGCAGCAAAGGGAACAAAATATATGGCTAAAGGCGGTAAATCTTAATTTACACCCCTTATGTCATATTTAATTTCTAACATACCTCAGTTCAAATGCTGGGTAAGAAAAGAATTTACAGCAAACCACACTAATTATCATGGTGAGTATTTACATGCTTTGGTTATAGCTGTTAATACTATTCCAGATAGGTCTTTATCGTTTCAGGTAGTTTTTACTGGATGCGAAATTGATAACGAAGAAGACGCACCAAANNTNCATGGNGGTGCTATGTGGGCAAGAATGCCTATCCAAGCTTTAGTAGCAGATATACCATTAGAAGAATGGCCAACTCCAATGGAAGACCATTTAGCTCAACCCTGGGACTGTCTTAGCCATGANCATTCTGTTGTAGTTATGGACAGAGTAAGTTCATCTCCTTGGCTATGCAAAATAGGAGGAGAATTTTATACAGGAAAGTANCTATTTACTGTAGACTATACAGAGAATTCTATAGCAGATGATCCAGCTCAACATAAGCAGTCACATGTGTTATATTTAACAGACGCTGGTGAATATACTGGCAGTTTTGTAGCTCTGCCAAATAATAGAGTGAGAGCAACAAACCCTGCTTTGTGGCGTGTGGGCGAGGGAGCTCCAGATTTTATGCCCTCTCAATGGACGCATTCAGCAGAACAACATGAGAGCTATATGGACCCAAATATAACATTTAACAATCTATACGCTCCAGAGGATTAATTATGGCAACATCAAGCAGTACAGATTTTGAGCCAAACGTAGCTGAGTTCGTAGAAGAAGCATTTGAAAGATGTGGCTTAGAACTTAGGACTGGTTACGATCTAAAAACAGCCAAGCGTTCTATTAATATTATGTTGGCTGAATGGGCTAATAGAGGTTTAAATCAATGGACAATAGAGCAAACAACTCAAGCTTTAACAGAGGGAACATCTAGTTATTCTTTAAATTCTAATGTTATTGACATATTAGATATGGTTGTTAGGCGTACTGTTAATTCAGTAGATACAGATATTTCTATGTCCCGTTTAAGTAGAAGTGAATATATTAATATCCCTAATAAAACAACAAAATCTAGACCTTCTCAATTTTTTCTTGACAAATTAACGACCCCAGCAATTAAGATATGGCCCGCTCCAGAAAATTCTACTGACATATTAGTATTTAATAAAATAGTAAGAATGGATGATGCGGATAAAGCAACTAATACTATGGATATGCCGTTTAGGTTTTATCCCTGTTTTGCTGCTGGACTTGCTTATTACATTTCAATGAAACGATCTCCAGAAAGATCAGCGGTATTAAAACAAGCATATGAAGAAGAATTTCAACGAGCTATGTCTCAAGACGAAGATAGAGCTTCTTTTAGAATCAGACCTTATTTAAGAGGATTGTAAAATGGCTTACGCAAATGCTAAATTTGCCGTTGCTCTTTGTGATAGATGTGGATTTGAATATAAACTTTTATCTCTTAAAAAAGAATGGAATGGTTTAAAAACTTGTTCTGAATGTTTTGAACCAAAACACCCTCAATTAGAACCTCATAAAGCTCCCTCAGATCCAGAAGCTTTATATGATCCAAGGCCTAGCAACGATTTAGAAATAGGCGAAGGTTTTGTATTTGTTAGAGATTCTAATATTTTTAAAGGCAATAATATGAATCCTTCAATTGTTGGTCAAAATTTTATATTAAGTGAAATGACAGCAAGTGTTGGAGCAGTTACAATAACAACATGACTTTATCTGAATTAAAAACAATTATTCAAAATTACGTTGAAAATGACGAAACAACGTTTGTTAATACGTTAAACGATATGATCCAAATAGCTGAAACAAGAATTTTTGAATTAGTTCAGTTTGATTATTTTAGAAAAAACGTTACAGGTAATTTAACAACAGGAAACACTTATTTAACAGCTCCGTCTGATTTTCAAATGAGTTTTTCACTTGCTATTATTGACAGCAACAATGATTATCATTATTTAGATAAAAAACATACTAGTTTTATGCGTGAATATTCTAATGATGCAGTAGCTACCTCGGAAAGAGGTAGGCCTTTGTATTATGCAGATTTTGATAAAGAACTTTCTACTAGCTCTGATAACGGATCAACTTTAATAGTGTCTCCTGTTCCAGACGAAGATTACAACGTTGAGTTGCATTATTTATATGAGCCAGCAAGTTTAACATCATCTACAAGCGGCACCTGGATGTCTGATAATGCTAAAAATGCTTTAATTTATGGAACTTTAGTTGAGGCCTATACCTTTATGAAGGGAGAAGCTGACTTAATGACGCTGTATGAAAATAGATTTAATCAAGAAATTGCTAGATTAAAAAATCTAGCAGAAGCTAGAGGAAGAAAAGACGAATACAGGTATGATTCGCTAAGAACGCAAATTACTTAAAGTTTTAAAAGGAGAAGATATGAAACCAATCAAAAAATTGAAAGGCAAAAGTGTGGCTATTGTTGGG